TCTACTTGTGACACATGCTAAACTTTTGACTTTTCATTTCTGAGATTTTGATAACAAATAAAAGTAGGTGATAACATGGGAACTCCAGAATTAACAGCAGAGATTATCAGACTTAAAGAACAATTTGCTGGAGCTGATGATAATAAAATAAATGCTTTGGAATCTCTAATTGAACAAGCAGCTTATGAAAAACTATATTTAAGGCGATTGAATGAACAAGCGATTATAACTGGATTGGTTAAAATACACCCGGATAATCCATCTATTCAGCAGACATTGCCAGTGTCAGGCGAGATTTCCAAACACTCAGCGGCTTTAACTAATATAATAGATAAGCTTATGAAACACCTGAGCGTAGATTTAGACGAGGAAGATGACGGACTTGATGAATATGAATAAAGCAGAGGAATTAAAAGAAGTTCATCTTGAATCGTTCCTACTTGAATATATTTCAAAGTCCAAATCAGGTGAAATTACTATTGGTAAAGAATTAATAACAATGTTAGAAATATTAATAAGTCACTTCGACGATCCAAGAATACAAATTGATTTTTCAGAGGCACATAAAAGAATTAAGTTTATTGAAAAAGAATGTAAACACTATGAGGCTCCCTTTGCTGGGAAGCCTTTTATTTTAACATTAAGACAGAAAGCTTTTATTGAAGCTTTGTATAGTTTTAAAATATTTGAAGAAGAACCTAATAGATGGGTTAGATTGTATCAAGAATATCTATTATTGATTGGTAGAAAGTGTGGTAAAACTCCGCTTGTTGCAGCCATGGACTTAGCCGAATGGTTTTGTGGTGAACTGGGAACTAAAGTATTATGTTCATCGAATGATTATGAACAAGCCGATTTAATGTTTCAAGCTATAGATGCTATGAGAGAGGAAAGTAAGACTTTAGAAAAGGTAACGAGGAAAAATGTAAAAGGAATATTCTTTGGTAACCCTAAACAGAAAAAGAAGAAGGGAAAATTTAGTAAACAAAATAAAGGTAGCATCAGAAAGATATCCGCAAAGACAGGGGCAAAAGAAGGTAAAAATATAAAAGTAGGTTCAGTAGACGAAGTTCACGAGCTTAAGGATAACAGTTCAACAATGCCTATTAGACAAGCCCTATCTACACAAGATGAACCAATTTATGGCGAATTAACAACAGAAGGCTTTACGCGAGATGGTTATCTAGATGAAAGATTAAAAGATGCACGTAAAGTATTAAAAGGAGAGTTAAATCGTCCACGTTGGTTAATCTGGTTGCATACACAAGATAGCGAGGAAGAGATTTGGAGAGACGAGGGGACTTGGGTAAAGAGTAATCCCGATTTAGGAGTTATAAAGAAGTGGAGTTTTTTACGTGGAATGGTAGAGGAAGCTAAGCAAAGTTCAGCTACAAGGGCCTTTGTATTAGCAAAAGATTTTAATTTACCTCAATCGGTTTCATCTGCATGGCTACAACAAAGTCAAATAATAAACCTCGAAACTTTCGATTTAAAAGATTTTATCGGAAGTTTTTATATTTCAGGTAATGACTTCGCAGAAACCACCGATCTTTGTTCATCAACTATACTATTGAAAAAACCTAATGATAGAAAGTCATATTTCCATACAAGGTACTGGATCCCTGAAAGTAAGTTAGAGAGTAGTCCTGATGATGTAGATTACAGAGCGTGGGAAAGAGAAGGCTGGATAACAATAGTACCAGGCAATTCGGTTGAAAGCTCCATGATTGCAGATTGGCATTTTGAGTTATTAAAAGAATATGATTTGAAACCTTTTAAAAGTGGTTATGATAATAGGTTTGCTAAAGACTTCCAAAATCGTTATGTAGAGATATTTGGGGACAAGTTAACCATTAATATACCTCAAGATTTTAAAGTCTTAAATAACCCTATGAGGACTTTAGAAGCAGATATAAGGGATGGGTTAGTAAACTATCAGAATAATCCAGTTTGTTTTTGGTGTTTTTGCAATACAGGAATAGCCTTAGATAAATTAGGAAGGATTATGCCGACTAAACTCGAAACAACAAAAAGGATAGATGGCACAGCAAGTAAGGTTGATGCTTATGCAACGCTAGAGTGGTTCAGGAGCGAATTTATGTCCTTAATTGGATAAGGGAGAAGGTGAAAAATGGGAATTTTAAATTATTTAAAAAGTGTATTACCGAGTAAGCAAACAAAATATCAATCATGGATGATGAACTCACAACCTATGTTTACTAGCTTTGGCAAAGATATTTATTTATCTGATTTTGTTAATAATGCAATTGATAGAGTGGCGAGTGAAATAGGAAAGATTGAATTAAAGAGTATAGTACAGAATGGAGATGTTCTTCAAGTGCAAAATGATGATATTACAAGGTTATTTCGTTTTAAGCCTAATCCATTACAGACTACGAGTGATTTCTTTGCGAATGTGGAATGGCTAAGGCGTAAATACTGTAATGCCTTTATATATCCTCAATATCAGTTAATAACTTTGCCAGATGGTAGGCAGTTTAGAAGGTATACAGCATTTTATCCATTAAAACCTCAGACGGTTTATATAGGTGAGAATAACGGTGAAGCATGGGAAATTAGAATGGATTTTGAAGATGGCAGCAGCTATACACTACCTTATGCTGATTTAATCCATATGAAGTGGCGCAGGGGAGCTAATACTGTTGTAGGTGGTGGCGATGATTATGGATATGCAAATGATTATGATGTTATTCGCACTATAGATGCCCTAGATAAGACAATACAAGGGTTACCTAAGAGTATTGAGGCAAGTTTGCAAATAAAGGGTGTGTATAGCGCTAAGACGTTAGCAGACCAAGAAAAACTAGGCAAAATGAGAGATGATTTTGAGTCTCATATAACAACTAGTAAATCAGGGATGATTGCAACGGATCTAGCAGGAGAGTTTACACCAGTGAATATAAATGCTCCCGAGATATCCGATACTGCATTAAAGTTTCTAAAATCAGTCATACAAGAGAGATATGGAGTATCGGCTGCAATTCTTTCAGGCGATTATAACGGTGAACAACACAGTGCATTTTATCAGACAGCAATAGAAGATTTTCTTGTACAGTTTGAACAAGCTATGACGGCTTGTGTGTTTACTAATAGAGAACACGATGTAGGGCATAGAGTTAAATGTTATTACAGCAAAATTAATTACATGGCTACTAATGATAAGATGCTGCTTGCAGGTTTGGCGAAAGAAACAGGTGTTATGACGCTTAATCAAATTAATGAGATGTTTGGCATTGAACCTTTTGAGGGTGGCAATAGAAGATTGCAAAGCCTTAACTATGTAAATATCGAGGATATAGATGCTTATCAGAAAGGCAAAGCAGGAGTAAAGGAGGAAAATGACAATGGATTTAAAGCTTGATAGAGAATATAGGCTTGCAGAAATAAGAGCCCAAGATGGGGAGAATGGTGGAAAAGTTCTCTATGGCACTCCTATCGTTTTTGAGAAACCAACTACAATAAAAGGGTTAAATAGTAAAGGTGAAGTTCAAGAATTTATCGAAATCATAGATAAAAGAGCATTAGACAACACGGATATGAGTGATACAGCTCTCAAACATGAACATAATGATATATTAGCAAGAGTTAGAAATAAAAGCTTGCAGTTAATAAAAACAGAAAATGGGCTTGAAATGAGAGCAACATTATCAGACACACAGAAATCTAAAGATATTTATACAGAGGTAATGGATGGATTATTATCAGAAATGTCTTTTGCTTTTCCACCACCAAATGGAGGAACTAAAACAGTTTGGTCACGTTCAGAGGATGGTACCCCTATTCGTAGGATAACTCATATACCTAAATTAATTGATGTATCTACCGCTTATAACGGTGCATATAAAGGTACAAATATTTTCGCTCGTTCCCTTGACGATATGGACATTGAATTGAGGGCGTTGGATAACGAAAAGAGACAGCTGGATAGCGGCGCGGAAATAGAAATACTAAAACTAAAACTAAAAATAAAAGGAGAACTATAATATGAAAAAGAAATTATTAACATTAATAGCAGCAAAGAACGAAAGGAAAACAGCAATAAGTACACAAGCAGACAAATCTACTGATGTAACAGAATTAAGAGGTCTGAACGCAGAAGTAGATACAATAAATGCAGAAATCAGAAGCTTACAAGAAATGATTGATGGAATTACTGAAACACCAGCAAACGAAAGAACAGCAGCAGTAAACGGAACAATTCCAGGAGTCGTTGCATCGGGTATAAAAGGGCAAGAACAAAGAAAAACAGTAGATGAAACTGAATTGGAATATAGAAAAGCATTTCAAAATTTTGTAACAACAGGAGCTCCAATTCCAGCAGAATTAAGGATAGATGCTAACACATTAACTACTGATATAGCAAGTGCTATTCCTACGGTAATGATTAACAGAATTGTTGAAAAATTAGAATCAACAGGCATGATCTTGCCACTTATTACTAGAACTAGTTTTGCATCTGGTGTCGCAATACCAACATCTTCTGTAAAACCAGTAGCAACTTTTGTACTTGAGGGTGCAAGCTCAGACAGACAAAATAAAACTACAGGAACAATAACATTCAGCAAATTTAAACTTAGATGTGAAATATCAATGTCTATGGAAGCTTCTACAATGGCTATAGCAGCATTTGAAGCAGCATTCGAAAGACAAGTAGTTGAAGCTATGGTAAAAGCAATAGAAGGTAAAATAATTTCTACATCAGATGGCTTAACTTCTCCAAAAGGTATTTTAGCGGAAGTTCCAAACGTAGGACAGGCTCTTACAGCAAATGCTTTGAATTATCAGTTGCTCGTGGATGCAGAAGCAGCATTACCTCAGGCTTATGAAAACGGAGCAGTTTATTGTATGACTAAAAAAACTTTTATGGGTTATATCGGAATGGTAGACAGTCAAAAACAACCAATCGCTAGAGTAAATTATGGTATTGGTGGAGTTCCTGAAAGAACACTTTTAGGCAGAACAGTTGTATTATGCGGAGATTATATGGATAGTTTTGCAGCAGGATTAGCAGTAGGAAAAATCTTTGCATTCCTTTTCAAATTCTCGGATTACGTTTTGAATACCGTTTACGATATGGGCGTACAAAGAAAGCAGGACTGGGACACTGAGGATATGCTTACCAAGGCAGTTATGAGCGTTGATGGTAAGGTAGTTGATGTTAATTCCCTAGTAACTATAGCTAAATCTATATAGGAGGTAGACTATGACGCTCCTTAATGATATAAAGCCTAGGTTAGGAGTGTTTTACTCCGACACCAATAAAGACCTGGAAGTACAAAGCATGATAGATGGAGCAATAGCATATTTCAAAGGTGCGGGATGGGATGTTTCCATCCCTTCTTCTTTGTCAAGCGAGGCTATAATTTTATATTGTAAGATGGCGCAAAGTACGGACCCTTCTCTATTAATTAATCACCCAGTGTTAATATCTTTTATTGCACAAGGTAGGGTGGTGGTACCAATTGTTTAAATTTAATCCCAATACTCCATTAAAATTTTATGCAAAAGAAACTGCATATATTCCGGGGCAAGGAAACACAACTTCATGGCAAGAAATCATAATCACTAATTTATATTGCGAGTGGAAAGGTGCTTTCGGAGATAGAGCAATGTCGGCTCAGGCGCTAGGCGTTAAAGATTCAGCAACCATAAGAATGTTTTATCATCCTGTCATTTATACAAAACTTAAAAGCGTACAAGTAATAGTTGTAAAAAATGCAGATGCCACAGCTATTGTTAATGCCGAACCTAACATGAACAACCCTAATGTTTACGAAATATGGGGTGGAGTTGACAATGTACTAGAACAAAATCAATTTATGGAATTTAGGGTAAGGAGGTATGAAGGAATATGATAAAAGATTTAGTACAATTAACTTTAGATACCGTCCTTTATCCTAAATCAATTTACGTATACGAACAAAGGAAATCAGGTCTTGATGCAGACGAGTATGTAGTTTACAGTTCAGCTGGAGATAGTTCGGAAAATTTTGCAGATGATGCAGTTTTGATTAAAAACGCTAGTGTAACGGTTAGATATTATTATAGAGCGGAAAAACTTGATAATTATGCAACTAGACAAAAAGTTAAAGAGATTGAAAGTCTAATAGAAAACTCTTTAGAAGAAGCAGGATTTGAAATACCTAACGGTCGATTTGATGCAGGAGATGTTGACGATATAGGATATCTTGTAACAATATTTGAATGCGATTACTGGAGAGTGGTGTAATGGCTACAAGTAAATGGAGCGCAATAGATGCAAGTAACTTGCAAGAGGGAATAGAAGATATTTTACGTGATTACGGAGATGTAGTCTATCAAGCAACAGAGGAAGGGTTAGCTTCAGCTGAAAAAATACTTATAAAAAATTTAAAAGCTGCAAGTCCTAAAAAATCAGGGGAATTTGCTAAGAGTTGGAAGGGTACTGGTAAAAAATATAAAATGGTACGATTTGTTGGCAATACAAAAACGGTTATATCAAAAGGAAAATCAATACCATTATCAAACATATTTGAGTATTCAACAACTGGACATTATGCTCCATTTATAAATAAAACATATGAAAATAGTATAAATGAAATGGCTGCTGCAGTAGTGGCAGAAATCAAAAAGGAGGCTTAAAAGAATGGCAAATAAAATTAAATATGGTTTAAAAAATGTGCATTACGCATTGATAATCAATACTGCAGGTGTAATAACTTATGGTATCCCAACTCTTATACCAGGTGCGGTTAATATATCATTAAAAGCTAAAGGTGAAAAGGTAG